CTTCTCACTTACTTCAGAACCTTTTATTTCTCCATTTTTTAATAATATTTCAGAATATTTCTTTTTCTTAATTAAACTAGAAATTCCACGTCTAAATTGTGTCTTTAGTTTCTTCGAATTTCTTGTGAATAATACGGCTATAATAAAATATTTATTATGAGATATATTGGTTTTGGTAATACTGCCAGATTCATCAATAAAAACTGATAAATCAAATTTTTCTTTGTCCATGATACATACTCCTCACCAATCATTAGTATTTTTCTTATTATATACCAATATTTGACATATATCTACAAGAACATTTGTTTAGTATTTTCGTACTTGACAAGACATTCAGATGAATGTAAAATACACTCAAATGAATGTAAGAGGAGGGAATATGAAAACAGAATTTTTTAAATTATTAACAACATCTAACATACTCAAAGAAAGAAGAATTAACCTTAGATTAACTCAGCAAGAAATTGCTGAGAAAGCAGGAATTCTACCTCAACAATATCAAAAATTTGAAAGTGGAGAGCGTAAAATAGAATCAGCCACTTTTCAAACTGCTTGTAAGGTAATTGAAGCGTTAGATATGGATATTGCTAAATTCTATCATGGAGAATATTCATTAAGTGATGATAAAATAACGCTTAATATTGAAAAGAACAATATGTAATGATTAACATTTAATAATATTATTGATTAGATACCATACAAAGGAGTTACATATGCTAAAAATTCATTACTGTCCCAATTGTCATAGAGTCACATACACACATTACATTAAATGTATATGCAGAACATGCAACATTGAATGCAAAAATCTTGATATAGAATTTGAAAAATTCTTCTCAATGACGAAATCCGAAAGAGAAGAGTATATTAACTCACAATTACAAAATTAGAACTATTGTTCTGGGATTGTATTTGATTTAATACAATGATAAAATATAGACATTGGAGAAACAACATAGATGTGTGCCATAACACTCTATAACCGAAGGTTGTCCCAATGTCTATTTTTATGGCAGTCGGAAAAATGAATCTGCCCTTTCTGGGCGCATATTTCCCTAATTTATATTTCTATTCTATAGAGAAGGGAGGCGAGACATGTTAAAATTTTTAACAAGTATTATCGGAAGTGGTAAGTATAATTTACACTCCGTTTTAGGAAAAGTCATTGTCACAAGCATGATTTGTAAACATACTGAACTTTCCGATAGTAAAGTAAAAGACATCACCAATATGATGTTATAATATCTTTCTCTTTATATGCCATTTCATTTTTCTCCTTTTTATCAATGGTAGGGCTGTCTCACGACAGCCCTATTTTATTATTCTCTTTTATGTTGATTATAATTAACATACCTCTCACAATATATTAATTATGGTGTAAAGTGTATCAACTATCACCTTCATTTTAAGTACACCTCTTATTCTCCCCTGAGCACACATTAACGATTTCATCAACCGTCTAGTCCTTATGCTCGATGATCGTAGTCTTTGCAAAAATGTTTAAGACTGTCGGATGCGGATTTACCTTGTTTTAGTGATATTACCATACCTCATGCTTTCACATTCGCCGCTATAACCTTTCGTATTATAGTTTGGTTACTAAAACAAATTTTTTTGGTTTTCCCGTACTATGTTGAATTCATAGTAACTGAAAGGTTTTCTTTATGAACCTCGCTATTATGCCATATTGACTCATAGCCACGATTAAGTGCCAGTCATTCTCTACTATTTTACAATTAGAGTCCTTGCTTATTATACAATAAGTTCGTACACCTCACGGTTAAACTCTACGGTAGCTAGGAAAGGAGAATTGTTAATAAAATTTATTAACCTTATCAAACCACCGCTTTTATTTGAAGCAATAATAGTTGCAATTGCTCCTAATATGGTTGGAAGATGCTTTTCTACTAATTTAAAAAATTTAGAAGCACCTTCAGTTAAATCTGTGGTAAAATCTAAAACAGATTTAACAGTTGTAGTATCAATTACATTGTACCAAAATTCTTGTGTTCTATTTTGAAGTTGTTGAAACTTTCCATCAACACTATCTAAATAAGAATTTAATTCTTTTTCTGCTGAACCTTCGGAATTTTGAGCATCCTCGTATACTGAACGAAGCATATCACCGTTTTGGAGAATAGAAGCAGCAATATTGCTGCGGTTTTTGCCTGCTATAGTCTCCAATAATAAGTTAAGATTATTTGTTCCTAATTCTTTATCTTTCTTGACAATTTCATCATACAAATCTGCCAATCCTTGCATGATTTCATATGTACTCTTATAATTTCCGTTTGAATCAAAAATATCAAAACCTTTACCGTCTTTTGTTGCAGCAGAAGTTGCAGACTGGATAGTATTTCTCAGTTTTGATACTGTGGTTATCATTCCTTCTGTTTCTTCGCCTAAATCTGAAAGTTCCTCCTTGGCTTCCTCTGTACCAACCAATCTAAGAGAAATCGTTCTTAAACCTGCCCCTACCTTAGATGGATCTTGAGTTATAGCATTGCCAGCCGTAGTCAACGAAACAGCTTCATTAAGATCATTGTTTGCAGTTACTAATGCACTTGCTGAATCTTTAAGAGCAGTTGCTAATCCATCTGTCGAGATACTATAATTGTTGCCAATATTATTGAGAACATCAATTATATCCATTTTATCAAGATCTTTATACGCCTGACTCATAGACACAAGTGATTCGGTTGCCTCATCTATTCCTTCAAATTCAGATACGTTAAGTAAGATATTTGCATCTTTAGCTGATTTAGCAGCAGTATCCATACTTTCACCTAAACGCATCCAATCCGCTGTAGAATTTTGTATCTGTTTCGCAGTAGTTCCAACTGCATCTGCTGTATCAAATGTGGTATCTTGATATTTCTTCAAACTTTGAACAGATTCATTGGATACTTTTCTCATTTCAGTAAGAGCAGTATCTAATTGTCTAACAATACTAACTCCTTCTTTACCGTATCTTATTAAATCATTAAAACCAAAATATGTACCGATAGCACTAGCGACACCATACCAAGCTTTTTCTTTGATAGCATCAAACATACTTTTGCCGCCACGACCAGCTTCAATTTCAGCATTGACTATTTGCATAATCTTTCCATGAATAACATCTAAACTAGCACTTGGGTTACCAGATTTAATTTCAGCGTAGTAAGCTTTTATCTGATTCTTAGCTTCTCGTGACATTCCAGAATGTTCTTTAAGAATATTATTGATTTTATCAAGTTCCTTCTGACCAGATACAAGAGAGTAGCCCTTTTCGGCAGCCGACATATTCTGAACAGCAATAATATTATCCTTAATAAGCTTTTCTTGTTTATCTAATTTACCAAGCTCATCATCATTTACTAATTCGGGATGTTTCTTAAAATTATTAAGAATATCTGCATATTGCTTAACGGCTTCTTTGACAGCATTAACCCTCTGCTTATAAGTATCGCTTGTCCAACCGCCATTTTCAAACCTTGCAATAGTAGTATCGTAACCAGATGTTTTCTTGGTATATGATTCAAGACGGTTATCATATTTTGACAAATCAACATTTGATACTTCCTTATCAGTATCAGTTAATTTCTTTTTCGCATCAGCATTTTCCTTAACTTTCTGAGTATTCTGCTCTAATACATTATTCTCTTCTTTGATGGAATTAGTAGCAGATTCTACAGAAGCAGAAACATCTTTGTCAGGAAATGCGTCTTTCCTATGCTCGGTAGAATCAGTAGCAGAAGTGACTTCCTTGATCGCTTCTTTAGCTTTATCAGCATTTTTAGGAATTTCCACGCCAAGCATATTACAGATTTCTTGTAACATTTCTTCTTGAGATATAGATGAAGTTGAACTAAAAATATCGGTCTTACCTTTATCACTAGACTTTAGAGAAAGTCCCATTCTATATTCGCCATTATAATCAGGATTTTTATCATAACCCTTTATAGTATTGCGGATAAGATTCATTCTTTCTTTTAAAGCAGAATTATTTGCTTCAATCTGTTTTCTTTCTTCCTCATAAGCGATGTTATTTTTATTCATTGCTATAGTTTCTTGAATAACAGATTTTTCCATATCCTGATATTTCTTAGGAATTATATATTCTTCTTTTGAAAAACCTTTATAATTTCGATCAATTTTTCTTGAGGATAATAATCCATCATCTGATGGCATTTCTGTAACATTAGCCCAATAACTCTGAATTGCAGACTTCATTGCTTTAACTGCGAAATCCTTACCTTCATTAATACCCTTAGACATATCATGATAAGTATCGTTGATATTCTTTTCTCTATCGTATTTACTTTTGATTTGTCCAGTTACAACATTATGAGAAGATTTTTTACTTAATAAATAAGCGTCAATTTTATCATAATCTTCTGATCGTTTTTGATAACTTAATTTAGGAGTTTGAATTTTCTGTGATAATTCATAATATTCTTTTACAAGAGATACAATCTCCTGATATTTAGATACATTTGAATCTAAACCACTTGAAATATTCGTTTTCTGTCCATTAACTTTTTCCTGTGCTTTAGCAACATCTTCAAGAGCAGAAGCAGCTTTCTTACTCTTATCAGTTATATTCTCTACTTGTTTGACAGCACCACTCGTATTGCCACCCATGTTGCTCATGTTCTTATTAACATTGAGAATATTCTGACTCAGTTCAGAAAGTGACTTGTCAATATTCTGGATAGAAGAGAGTAGTGTTTTAGCACCAGAATCATCCACTTTACCAAAAGCTTTACTTAAACTCTGTACTTCTGATACAATACTTGACAGTTCCTTTGATAAATTCTCAAACTGTTTAAAATCACTTGTTCCTTTACCAAGAGAATCAAGCATTTTATCAAGTTTCTGAATAGCACTTTCAAGTGTTTTTGTGTCAAAATCTAATTTTATTTTTCTATCTTCTTTTGTAACCTTATCAAGTTCGCCTTCAGCAACCTTAATTCGTTTCTTTAAGTCTTCAATATCAATAGATATTTTGGCTTGCCAATCAGCCATTCCTGACATAAATTTATACCTCCTATCTTAAAAATAATTCTTTTGCTTTGTTATCAATAATTTTCTGTACACAACCTCCAAAACCATTGCGAAAATCTCTATCAACTCTATCAAAGGGAGGTATACTCTGATACATCATCCAACGTCCATGACCATGTTCACCATTCGTAAACATATAATCGAATGCTGTATCAGCAGATAATGTTTGTCTTTCATAAGTTGGATATGGGGGAATATCAAAACCTGGGTAATCATTCATTTTTGAAGAGTCCACATGCATCGTTAATATATTTCTATTTGCATGTGTATAAGCAGAGTTATATACATTCATAAAATTGTTTGTTCTTTGATACATATTTGGCGAATATTCGCTATACCATTGGATAAGAGAATCATATACAGATTCTTTGAATAATTTATTAATTTCAGGTGCAACTTCTTTTGCCAATTGTTTATTTATCTTTTCAGCTTTTTTAATAAGTTCATCAAAGCTTCCATTTTTACCCATCTATTCTCACCTCCAAAATTTTCACTATTTTTTCACACAAAAATAGGAGAGCAGTATTACCACTCTCCATAAGAAAAGCTCTATACGCTGTGACACGCATAGAGCCTAAAATATTGACAATATTTAATTGTAATGATATATTTAACAAGTGAAAATAATTGTCAGTCCTTAATTGAATTTCCGACATATATCTTCACTCAATTAAGGACGTTTAAGCAGTATTATATGTAAAATATAGTACTGCTTTTTTATTCTACTTCCTTAAAATCACCAGTTCTTACAAGCTCAACGACCTTAGTAATATCTTCCTGTGGAATTCCCTGTATCTTCTGTTCAATAAGCTTCATAAGTGGTTCTATGGTTATATTTGCAAGTGTCCCAAACCTTTCAACCTGACGACTAATATATGCGTGTGGTTCATATACATTTTGCATAATATCAGATTTATGCATATCAATAAGAGTTCTTATTTCAGATATTTCACTTGCTGGAATAAGTGGTGGAATTTCTTTTCCATTCACAATTTCTCCAATCATTAATTTATCAAGAAGTCCAGAAGATTTTAATAAATCATAATCCGCTGTATAATTACCGTCATTACTCCAAACAAGATTTGTATACTTTTCAATAACTTCTCTAACAAATAACATATACTGAACAAATGAATTAACATGGACATTATCAGTCTTACGAAATTTTATTTCACCATTTTCGTCAGTATATTTTTCCTGTTCAAACATAGTTCTATCTGTAATGATTATTGCAATAGCATCTTTAATATTTACAGGTAAGTAAGATATAATGCTTAACTTTTCCTGTATATATCTATTCTTTAATGAATCTACACACTTATTATATCCCTCAACAAATTCTTTAACTGTTATCTTATTCATAATTCCTTTTATCTCCTTTATAATTTTATTCTTCTACAATAGGTATTAAATCAGCACAAGCATCAGTATCT